CGGCCCAGATGCGCTCTTTGCGCGCCCACTTCGATACCTGATCCATCTTTGCGGGTTCTGCGTCGTGCTCGTTCATGTAGGCGACCAGAATGCACAGGTCGACCAGTTTTGGGTTGTTGTTGCACAGGCGGTTTGCCAGCATGACGTCTGCCGCTAGGCAGTCGACTGTGGTGACGTCGTCCTGGTCAGGCCTTTGATAGTTCACTTTTGGGTACATGCGGTGTTTCCCCGTTCGCTAGTTGTTAGGAAAAGGCTACGGTTCCGGTGAAGGTGACCGAGCAGGTGGCGATACCGGCTGCCTCGACGGTCATTTCGCAGGCCTCGATCGACATTCCGTTGCCTGCCCAGTGGCCGGTCGCGGATCGAACGTCGACAGCGACCGTGGTCGCGCCAGCGATCGCCGTCTGCAATGCGTCGTACAGTCCCGAGTTCTCGTCGTACAGGAACTCGAGCGCGATCGTCGAGTTAAGGTCGGTCTGATCGAACGCGACCGAGTCCAGAGTCTTTGTTCGCACGATGGTCGGCGTCGTGGTGACGGTGCCGGTTGTGACCTGGCTTTCGTATCCGACGGAGGCGACGTCAACGGTGAACGCTGCGCCCGCCACACTTACTGCTGGCATATCTGTCTCACTTTCTGTGGGCGGGGCGTGGCCCCGATTACGGTGTCGGTGTTTCTGTCATTTGTGCGGTGATGCTTATTTCTGTGGTGTAGACGGTTCCCTGCGCTCCTGTGTCTGCCAGTTGCGGTGGGCCGACTAACTCTGCGACGTATCCCGAGGGTACTAGTCCGAGGATCAGATCGACCGCATCTTCGCAGTCGACTGTCGCGGCGGCGTTGTTCCTGGGCGAGATGACGACCAGGACTTTCCACCTGACTCGGTAGTTCAGGTTCGAACCTAACCTGGTCGGCTGTATCCAGGGTGAGTCGGGGACGATGACAACGCAGGGCGGGATCGGTACGGCTGGGACTGTGGTGTACACCTTCAGGCCGTGACCTTCGAACGCTGTGACCAGGGCTTCTCGAGCCTCGGTGCTGAGCGCTGTCATCCGATCATCCCTTTGACGTTCAGGTATGGGCCGAGCAGGGACATCACTCGCCTGGTGAGCCACACCGAAAGTCGGTAAGGACCAGGGCTGAAGTCTGCCGCTACTGCCTGCCCACCTGAAGCGGTGCGCGCCTGGAAGATTTCGACGCCCACTGCGAGCGCGGCTTCCTTAACTGCTGGCGGTTCCGCTGTCAGTGCTGTGGTGGTGATCAGGGTCCCGATGATGTCATCCGCAGCTGCGGCGACCTGATCGAGCGTGTCTTCGTACGGGTCGTCGTATTCCAGGTCTAGCGCGTCGGCTAGTTCCTGACCAGTTACGAGTGCCATATCGGGACCCTGACTACCTTCCGGTGGGGTGGGTTGGTTTAGTTCTCGGCAAGACGGACGACGCCTGCTGGCAAGTAAACTGCCGTGGCACCGTATCCGTAGATCGCTACGTCGCGACCCAACTTGCTGACGTTCTCCGCAGTGGCGAGGCGTGGGCCGTCTTCGACCCAGCGTGCTGCCTCACCGTTGAGGACGATTGCGTGACGGTCGGCGTCGGTGTCGAGCCACTTGGCACGAACAACGCGCAGGCCTGACACGTTCACGTCCAGGGTGCTGGCCGTGGCAACGCCGGACACGTTCTGCACGCTGTAAGGCGCGGGGAAGAACGTGGTGAAACTGCCGATCTTGGAGAACAACGCGGTCGACACCAGGACTACGGTGGCGGGGGCGCCGGTAGCGTCTTCGACCTCCATGGATGCGGTAAACACTGCCTGTCGGAACGCGGTTCCCGTGGTGTCTGCTGACAGGTCGTAGATGTTGGTGTTGTTCGATCCGGTCCACAGGTCGTTGGTGAACTTGCGGTCGGTCACGGTCGAGTATGACGCGGCCATGATGCGGTTGTGAGCGTCCAAGTAAGACGGGCTGGAACGCTGAAGCAACTGGTAGGAAATATCCGAACCGGCTGCGTAGGTGGCCAGCGTTGCGTCGCCCTTTTCAAGGTTGATCTCGACGCTGTTAACCTCGCCCTTTTCTGATGCCTGCGCCTCGACGATTGCGGTCAGGTCACCGTCGAAGTATGGCCAGTTGATGTCCATACCGAACGTGCCGGCTGACTCTGGTCCACCGACTGAAGTGATCGCGGGGCGACCCATGTCAATGATGCCTTTGACCTGGAGTAGCCAAATCGGGGGCATGACGCCTGGGTTGTTGGCGGTCGTCTGGTCGGCGAGGGCGCGGGTGTCTACGTCTCCTGCAAGCACTGCCTTGGAGTATTCACCGAACGAACGGAACTCGGCGAGTGGGTGAACGGGTTCAGATACGAAAGCGCGTGCCTCGATGCTGGCGACGGTTTCGCGTACCTGTGCGATGGCTTCGCGAGCCTCCGCATCGACCGAGACAGTCTCGGTCTCGATGACTGTCTCAGTCATGGTTTCTCCTTCTTCTCTGATTGCCGATATGCCAGCGGTGGCATATGCGGGATATGGGGTGAGGCTGACCTCGAGCAGGCCGGCGCTCATGTGTTGCACTGCGTCGCGTGTCTTTGTCCAGGCTGACTTGATCGGCTGGAATCCGACGGACAGGCCTCGGCTGGCGCCAGTGCGTGCCAGGGTTGCGGCGTCGCGACCGAGTGCAGTGTTGACAATGTTGAAGTCGATGTAGAGGCCGTCTTCGCGGTTCTCTGCGCCGGTGATGATGCCGACTGGTTCGTTGTGACGGTAGGCAAGCGGCTTGCCGATGACGTCTTCAGGGTTGAATGAATCCCTGGCGAATGACTCGCGTACACCACCGATGTCGGTTTCGACTCCGTAGGGTACGGCGCGGCCTGTGCCCTGGCCCACGATGTCACCGTCTGCGTCTTCGCGTACTTCGAAAATTAACTCTGTGTCTTGCGTTGTCGTTCTCATTAGTTCCCCATCGGTAAAAGGGTGTATGACATTACTCCGAGAGTGGGCAGGTCTAGGACCAGGCGTGCTTCTTCTTCAGTCAGCACGCCCAGCGGTACTAGTTTTGTGATGAGTTCGGCCAGTTCGCCTGGGTTGCCGCGCAGGAAACTGGTCGTGTCGAACCTGACTGCGTGTGTTCTGGGCACGATGTCTGGCATGGATAACCGGCCACTGATCAGGTCCATAATCGGGCGCAGACTTGTGTCGAGTAGTTGACGGTAAAGGTCGGTGCGGTTTGAGTAGGTGAGGCTGGAACCTGGAACGCCAGCACCGACCCAGACTGGGTCAAGGTTTGCAAGTCTGGCGATTGCTGTTGCTTGGGCTTGCTTTCCTTCGACCAGTTGCACGTCACGGGCGCTGAATCCCATTGTCTGCGTGTCGATCGTGCTGTTCAGGTAGGCGGTTGATCGGGCGGCGCGTGCTTCTTCCCAGGCCTCGAGCAGTGCATCTACCTGGTCGGCGGGTAGGTCGGCGCCGTTGTTCTTCAGGACGACGGTCGGGATCGGGCTTTCGGAATACATGAGGGTCGCGGCCTCGAGCGCGGCTGCGATGTTGATCGCGGTTGCGCCGTTTCTGAGCCAGCCGCCGTTGCCGTCGCCGTAAAACTTGATGACGTCGCGTGTCGGTATCTGGTTGCCCAGGAAATAGAACGGGTCGCTGGGCGGCTGGGTGTTGGGGTCGATGCCAGCGTTCGTGACTGTCAGGTCGTTGACGTCTTCGACGCGCATGACTTCGATGCTCGAGGGGAATCCATCCCAGGTGCGGTCGGTGATCCGCCAGTATGCGCGGTCGAATAGCAGTAAGTCGGCAATGGTGCGCTGCATGACTGCGGCGTATGGCAGGAACCGGCAAGGGCAGTTCAGGAAAGGTCGAGCGGCGATCGGGTCGTCGCCTCGGTATTCCCGCAGGCCGAAAGCGCTGATGGTGTGGCTGTAAGTTTTGAGGGCGTCGACGACTGCGGGGACCTGCATCGCGGTCGCCCTGGATACTGAAAAGGACTCGCGGAGGTCGATCAGCCTGGCCAGTTGTGCTGCGCCTGACTCTCGGACGTGCGGGACCGGACCCTGGACCGCTTGCGCTGCCGCACTTGCGATCTGAGTCTGGTCCCGCACGATCCTTAGTGAACGGGGAAACGCCACGCGATCAGTCTAGGGCGACTAGCACACTGGTCAGACATTCCGCAGCATTGCGCGGTTTATGCGTGTCGCCGTTTTGATGACCTGATCATGGCCAGGGGTTTTGGTGTTTTGCAGGCCTGCGCCATGGCGAACAGTGCTGCGCGTGCTGCGTACACTCCACCTTTCCCCATGGGTGCAGTGAGAACCCAGCCGCCTTGCCTGCGGCTGATCGTCGAGGCTGCGAAGTGTTCCTGAAGTACTTGGCTGCCGTCGTGCCGGATCGCTCGACGATCGAACAGGTCGAGCAGGTTCTGGGTTGCTGCTGCGGCCTCCCGTTGACCGACCAGGGTGTCAAACCTTTCGCGCAACCTGTCGACGTAACCTGGCGTGACCTGGACAAATATCGACGGGTGCTCTTTGCGTATTTGTGCCAGGCGTTCATCGACTTCTCTGATAGTCCTGTGGGTCGTGGCCCTGACGACGATGGTGCCGTCGTCGAGCGGTGCGGCGATCGCTACTGCGTGACCCATACCGTCAAAGTCAGACTCGACGGCGACTGACCAGGTCGCAGCTGCGGGTAGGTCAACGTCGGCGTCGAGGGTTTCTTTCCACCAGGTTTCCTTCATCCAATGGTTTGCCCTGACTATCCACTGGTTCAAATACTGCTGGCGGAAGGCTGACTCCTCGACGTTGTTCCACTGTTGTGCCAGGAAGTCGCGTCGCTTCGTTGACCATTCAGGTGAGCCGAACTTCCAGGTTTCTTCGTTCTCTGGGTCGGCCTCGGCTGGGGCTGACCATTCCAGGAGCAGGATCGAGCCTGGATCGTCGGCCTCGAGGCGGTCCAGGGCGCGTTGCCGGTAACCGATCATCAGGTCGCTGGTCGAATCGCCAGCGGTTGACACAAGCCACATTTGTCCCTGGGCGCGCTCGGCCATGGTCGGTGCCAGGGATGCGGTCACGACTTCTTCTTTAATCTTCCAGGCTTCGTCGACGAATAGCATCGACACTGAGTAACCGACACCTGCCGAGTCGTTCGCGGCGTGTACCAGCCACCTGTCACCGCTGGGCAACTCGATCCCTGCGTTCTCATTACCCCAGCGCGCTGCCTTCTTGCCGTAACGCTCAACTGCCCACAGGCCTGCCGGCCTCAGTACTTCCATCGCGGTCGAGCGTTTGTTCGCGACGTGCATGATCGTCTGGGTCTCACCGAATAGGTCGGCGTGGTGTAGGCGCCACATGCACACAGCCCTGGCCAGATATGACTTTCCGCTTTGTCTCCCTACCGTGATGATCACTGTCGGCCACACCAGGTCACCATCCTGGTCATACTCGAGCGCCCGATCGAGGGCGTGGCGCTGCCAGCCCCTCAACTCCATGCCGTACACGTCGCGCAGCCACTCCGCAGCACCTTCCCCGTAGGACCCCAGCACGCGCCCTGGCGCCCTCGTTTCCAGTCTGGGTAAGACGTAACCGCTCGGACTGGTTTGGGCCGTCACAGGTGCGTTCTGGGCCTTCCCTGCCCCCTTTGGGGGATACAGGGC